ATATCTAGATCCTTGGGGTAAAAATCAACGTGTTGGTAATGGTGGATTTTCACTGAGGAGTAAGAAGTTATTGGATCTTCCTAGCACGGTAGAAGTGCCTTGGGAAGTCAACATCGGTGATTTTTATAAGCACATGAATGCTGGACTATATAATGAAGACGGCAACATTTGTGTTCATAACCGACACATTTTTGAAGAACATGGATGCAGATTTGCACCAGTAGAAGTTGCATCTAAATTTTCTAGAGAAGAAACTTTGCCAGATAGCGAAGCAGAAACCTTTGGATTTCATTATCATTTTCAAGAGATCAGATGAAGGCAAACATATTCCCATTATGGTGGAACCCTTGGGGTGAAAGGGGTCTTGACTTAGGCAACACAGCAGTCAGCATTTCAATTGATAACTTATCTTTTGATCCAGATGCTGACTATAGAATTCTATTTCTAGCAGAACCATATGCTATTGCACCTACTGTCAATGAGGGTGCTCTAAGAAATGCTAATTCCTTTGATAGGATTTATACGTTTGGGCAAGCAATCTTAGATAAGTATAAGACTGCGGAACTATTCCCTTGGGGATCTTCGTGGTTAGACTTCAAGGATTTGAAGGTCAACAAGAAACCACACATCACTTTTGTTACTAGTAGCAAAAGTCAAGCACCAGGACATGAACTGAGACTAACAATTCATGATGCACTTGCTAATCTAGATGAAGTCAATGGATTAGAAATCTATCAACATAAGTCTCCACCATTCCACGAAAGACGGAATGATTTCTTTGAAACTGCAATGTTCCATATTGCAGCAGAAAATTCTCAGCAAAGGAATTACTTCACTGAGAAAATCATTGACTGTTTTGCTAGCAAAACTATTCCCATCTATTACGGTTGTCCAAACATCGGTGACTGGTTCAATATGGATGGTATCATTACATTCAATGATATCAAGGATTTAGAACATATCTTTGACTATATTGATGAAGACTATTATAATAGTAGACAAGCAGCTATTGAAGAAAACTATGAGATTGCCAAACAGTTTCATGGTATCAACGATGTTGTACCAAGACTAACCAGACAAATTATTCAGGACGTGAAAAACAATGCCACTCAACGGATCTAATCAAACAAACTATATTCAGAAAGATTATGCATTTCTTCGGGTCAAACCTGAAGGAATGAAAGATTTGAAGAAGAATTATTCTCAAGTTTGGCAAGACATCTTTGCTCTTGTTGTCAATAATGCTAAGCAAGGTGGAACATTTATTGAGATCGGTGGAGCACAACCTTGCATTGGCAATAACACTTGGTTGCTTGAAGAGCAATATGGATGGAAAGGATTTTCTATTGAATTAGAAAAAGAACTTTGTGATATGTGGACGCCTGGACTAAGACCTAATACACAACTCTTTTGTACAGACGCATTAGAGTTTGATTATGTTGAAGCAGTAGATACTCTTGGTTTGCCAAGACATATGGATTATCTTTCATTTGATCTTGAACCGCCCGCTATCACATTAGAAGCACTGAAGAAGTTTCCTTTGGATAAGTTGTCATTCAATGCTGTTACTTATGAGCATGATGCCTACCGTGGATGGGGAGACATCTATGCTCATCGTGAAATCTTTACCAAGCATGGTTACGATCTTGTTGGAGAAAATCTAAGGAATACTGGATGTACTATGGAAGAATGGTTCATTCATGAGAGTGTAGATAAAGAAATTCGTGATGCATTGCGTCATGGTAACTGTGAAGCGTACCAACTTCTTTTAGATCTATGAGGGTAAGTTTTTGTATTCCTTGCTATGAAAGTCACGGCAAGGCTAAGCAGTATTTGTTTGAGATCTTTCACGCACTAACCCAACAAACTTGTAAAGATTTCAATGTATGGATTTCTGATCACAGTAAAAATGATGATGTGTTGGAAGCTTGTCAAGAATATTCAGATCTTTTTGAAATTAATTACATTAAAAATGATGAAAATCTTGGTTCAATTTCTGCTAATACAAACTGTGCCCTTGAACATGCTGATGGTGAAATATTGAAAATCATGTTTCAGGATGATTTTATTTTGACTAAAACATTAGTAGAAGAGCTTGACAAAGCGTTTCAAAATGATGTATTATGGGCAGTAACTGGGTTTGCACATACTATTGATAATGGACAAACACATTACAATCCAAAACTACCACATTATAATGATCACCTTTTAGAAGGAGTGAACACTTTAAGTTCTCCTTCTATTCTTGCTATACGAAATGGTCTCAACGAATTTTTCGATGAGAAACTCACCATGCTTATGGATTGTGATATGTACTATCGTCTCTATAAATATCACGGTGAACCTGCAGTTTTAACTGATTATCATATCTCTAATAGAGAGCATAAAAACCAAACCCAAAGATTGCAAGAGCATCTTTTACCATCTGAAATTGAGTATTTGAAGGAAAAGTATAAATGATTGGTTTTAATCATCTAGGTCGTCATGGTCGTTTAGGCAATCAGATGTTTCAGTACGCTGGACTTCGTGGTATTGCAGCACATCGTGGATTTGATTTTGCTATCCCACCAAGTGATTTCAAAGATCCTTGGACAGACCATCAGTTGTTTGAAGCGTTCAAACTAACTGGTCTCACAAATATTGCTGTCATTCCTGGACCATATGTTCAGGAAGCATCATTCAAGTTTGACGAAAACCTATTTAATAATATGCCTGATGGGCATAATGTATATGGTTATCTTCAGACTACAAAGTACTTTGAACATATTGAAAAAGAAGTACGTGAAGACTTTCAGTTTAAAAATGATATCTACGGACCTTGTAAGGAACTGATTGATAGTGTTCATGCTCCCATCGCATTACATGTTCGTCGTGGAGATTATCTTGTAAACTCAGATAATCATCCACCATGTCCAAAAGAATATTACGATGAAGCCCTATCAAGATTTGATCCTTCTCGTAATGTTATTGTTTTTTCTGACGATCCTGAATGGTGTGGCACTGTATTTACTGATGACAGGTTCCTCATCTCTGAGGGTGGTGATAACTTAGCAGACTTGTGCATGATGACATTATGCACAGATTTTATCATTGCCAATTCATCATTCTCTTGGTGGGGATCTTGGTTATGTGAGAATGAAGATAAGCGCATCATCGCACCTAAGAAGTGGTTTGGCACTGGTTATACTGCAGCACACGACACGTCTGATTTATATTGTTCAAATTGGGAGGTAATCTAATGGAAGAACTAGAATTTGTAGAACAAGAATACGTATCACTAAAAGAAGCAACGTTCATCATTCCTTTGAGAATTGAAACTGATGATAGAATGCGTAATATTATTACGACATTGATCTATCTTCTTCGTAATTTTGATACTAATGTTATTGTAAAAGAATTTGATAGTTCATCAACGTTTGAGCAGTCTGTTTTACCACAGTTGCAACAAGCATTGACTGAAGATGAACTAAAAAATCTTGTTCATGTATTTGAACAAACTGAAGATTACATTTTTCATAGAACAAGATTACTCAATGATATGACAATGATGGCAACAACGCCTATAGTTGTCAATTATGATAGTGATATTATTTTACCTAAGCATGTTTATAAGCAAGCGGTCGATTTGATCATCAATGGATTTTCTAATCCAGAATTTCCTGGTGCAAAACCAGAACCAATCAAGGTAGTTTATCCTTATGGTTATGGAGAATATCAGCGTCAAGTCTTCTTTGATGATGAGCAAGCAAGTAACTTTGTCAATTCTAATTTCAACTTTTTAGCATTTACTAATACTAGACCTTGGGACGCTAAGTTTGGGTTTTGTCAGTTTTTTGATAGGGAAGAATATATTCGTTTAGGTCTAGAGAATGAGAACTTTGTTTCTTATGGATACGAAGATGATGAACGATATAATCGTTTCAATCAACTATCTCATGTGGCACGAATTGATGATGCTGTTTATCATTTAGAGCACAAGAGAACTTCTAATTCTTGGTTCAATAATCCACATATTGAAGAGAACAGAAGTTTGTTTGAATACTTATCAAGAATGTCACCAGAAAATCTTTTGAAGTATTACACAAACCAACCTTATATGGCAAATAGGGGTATCATTCACGGGAAGAAGATTGGTGGATAAGAATAAATCTGTATACAAATTAAAAGAATTTCCAAAGTGTCTATGGATCAACCTTGATCGATTTCCTGAACGTAGGAAATACATGGAAGATCAATTTGCATATTGGGAAATAAAAGATCATCATCGTATCGCAGGTATTGATGGTAAAGAAGATGATCCCACTTCATATTTGAAAGGAACTATTCCTCATAATATGAACCAAGGTGAGATTGCTTGTGTCCTTTCTCACCTAACTACAATCAAATATTTTTTATATGAAACAGATCTTCCTGAAATTATGATCATGGAAGATGATGTAGATCTTTCTACTGCTAAACATTGGAATTTTACTTGGAAAGAAGTTAGGAAAAGACTTCCTATCAACTTTGATACCTGTCAGTTTACAATTATCAATCCCAATGGTATTACACTAAAATTACACCATAGATTTATCAATGATTTTTCTGCTGCATGTTATTTGATTACAAGGCATCATGCGGAAAAGATTTTT